TATACAATATAATATTTCACCGGAGAAAATTATCGGCTCGTCTAGTAAAGGTGTATCTGTAAATAAAATGTTATCAAATACACCATTAGATTTCTTAAAAACTGAAGGTGCTTGTTTAACACCAAACGGTGCAATGTTTAAAAATGATAGTCAAGGTTTTTTACCTGAAATGATGGAAACAATGTACAATGAACGTGTTATCTACAAGAACAGAATGTTAAAGGCTAAAAAAGAATATCAAAAAACAAAAGACCCTAAACTTGTAAAAGAAATTTCACGTTGTCATAATATACAATGGGCAAGAAAGATTGCCTTAAACTCAGCTTATGGTGCAGTTGGTAACCAATACTTTAGATACTATGATGTAAGACAGGCAAGTGGTATTACCACGGCAGGTCAGTTTATTATTCGTTTCATTGAAGAAAAAATGAATACATATCTAAATCAAATATTACAAACTAAAGATAAGGTTGATTATATTGTGGCGTCTGATACAGATTCAATCTATGTATGTTTAGATAAACTGGTAGAGAAGACTTGTAAAGATAAAACAAACGACCAGATTACAGACTTCATTGGTAAAGTTTGTGATAATAAATTAGAACCTTATATTGAAAAGTGTTTTGCAGAATTAGCCGACTATTCAAATGCTTTTAAAAATGCAATGGTAATGAAACGAGAAGTTATTGCCAATAAAGGTATATGGGTTGCAAAGAAAAGATATATGTTAAATGTTATTGATGAAGAAAACATTAGACTTGCTAACCCTAAACTTAAACTTATGGGTATTGAGGCAGTTAAATCATCAACACCACAGGTTTGTAGAGGTAAAATTAAAGACGCAATTAAAATCATTATGGGTAAAAGTGAAGGCGAACTACACGATTTTGTTGCAGATTTTAAAAAAGAATTTAAAGAATTGCCACCAGAGGCAATTGCTTTTCCTAGAAGTTGTAATAACTTGAGGAAGTACCGTGATAATAATAGTATTTTTATCAAAGGTACTCCAATTCACGTCAAAGGTGCGTTGATATATAACCACCAAATAAAAGAGTTTGGTTTACAAAATAAGTTTCCTTACATACAAGAAGGCGACAAGATTAAGTTTATTAAACTAATAGAGGCAAATCCTTTTAAGTTTGATGTTATAAGTTATATAACTAGTTTACCTACGGAGTTTAAATTAAAACAATACGTAGATTATGAAACACAATTTGAGAAGACCTTTTTAGACCCTATGAGATTTATTCTCCAGGCTATAGGTTGGGAACACGAACCAAAGGCAACATTGGAGGCATTTTTTGGATGAAAAAATTTAAAGATAACATAGACGACTTTTTTAAATGGGTCAAAGGTACAGAATTAGTTGAACTAGATGATATTGATGTATCGGAGGATCCTGTAAGACCTGAACTAACGTTAGGTTTTAGAATTACTAACGGCAGAAAAATATTTGGTCTAAAATATAATGAAGAGATAGAGGCAATAGTTTGTGTAGCGTTATGTCCTGAAGTACCTTTTACGGTTAGAGAAATGGATTATATGTCACAAGCAGCCAATCAAGAAAACCAAAGAGGTGAAATTGTCGTTGCATATACCGTATGGTCAAGAAAAAGAGGAGCAGGCAAAGAGATAATTAATAAGTTGGGTGAATGGGCAAAACAAAATCATTTTCAAAGAGTGGTAACCTTATCACCATTAACACCAATGGCCACACATTTTCATATTAAGAATGGTGCTAAACAAATTAACATAAGTGAAGAGACACAAAATTTTGAATACGACATTTCCAAATAAAAAATATGGTGTGATATATGCAGACCCACCTTGGTATTTTAAATCAAGGTCAAAAAAAGGTGAGGGTAGAAATCCTAATCAACACTATAATTGTATGGAGTTATTAGATATTTGTAATCTACCTGTAAAGGATATATCTGCTGACAATTCAGTTTTATTAATGTGGGTTATTGACCCTATGTTAGACCTTGCATTTGATGTAATAGAAGCCTGGGGTTTTCAATACAAGACCGTAGGTTTTACTTGGGCGAAAACAAATAAAACTAATATGGGTATGTTTACCGGATTAGGTTATTGGACTAGAGGCAATCCAGAAATGTGTTTACTTGCAACAAAAGGTAAACCAAAAAGAATTCATAAAGATGTAAAACAATTAATAGTTTCACAAAGAGAAGAACATTCAAAGAAACCATTAATGCATAAAGAAATAGAAAGACTTGTAGAAGGACCATATATAGAATTATTTGCTAGAAAAAAACCTTACGACAATTGGGATTATTGGGGAAATGAAATATGAACGTACAATTAATTGATAAAATGGGTAGTGATTTATCAGTAGTTAACGCTGCTAGGGTATCATTCGCCAAAAGAAAAGAATTACTAGATGAAAAAGATGAGAAACTAATTAAGTATTTGGCCGAACACGACCATTGGTCTCCTTTTGGCCATACTAGTTTACAATTCTTAATCAAAGCACCTATATTTGTTGCAAGACAATTAGTAAAACATCAAGTTGGTTTAGTTTGGAATGAAGTCAGTAGAAGATATGTAGATGATAAACCTGAATTTTATATACCTTTTATGTGGCGTAAAAGAGCAGAGAATAAAAAACAAGGTTCTAGTAATGAAGAAGTTGAATATGATATTACAGACTTTGTTAGTAAGTCAAAAGAATTATATAATGATATGTTAGAATCAGAAATAGCACCAGAAATGGCTAGAATGATTTTACCTCAAAATATGATGACAGAGTGGTATTGGTCTGGTAGTTTAATGGCATTTGCAAGAGTGGTAAATTTGCGAATCAAAGAAGACACACAGGAAGAAACCAGAGTAATAGCCACACATATAGATAAACATTTAAAAGACCATTTTCCGATTAGTGCAAAACATTTATTAAAATGATTGAATTTTTTTTACTTGCCTTATATATCGGAGTGTGTTATAGTATACCAATATTAATGTTAATAGTGATGAATAATGAAGACCCTAACTAAAGAACAAGCTTTAAAATGTGCTAAAGTATTTAATGATTACTTTGGTCAATTTAATCGTATAGATGAATATATGCGTGACCAAAAAATGGCACAAATAGAAACCATTGCTCAACCACTTCCTGGTATGGGTTTTGATTCAGATATGTTTGATGACTTTACAATGTCACCAGAGGTTATGGATTTAGAAGTAGTTGAGTTAGATAACAACACTTGGGATAATTGTATTAATATGATATCAAGTCATAGTAATATGGTAAGTATTCCAGGAAAGGCATTGAAACTTGCAGTTAAAGAAAAAAATACAAACAAGTATGTTGGCTTTATGCGATTTGGTAGTCCAGTTATTAATTGCAAGCCTAGGAATACTTTACTTGGCAATGTACCCGATTTATCAGTATTTAATAAAACAGCCATTATGGGTTTTGTTATTGTACCTTGTCAGCCTTTTGGTTATAATTATCTAGGTGGTAAACTACTGGCTGGTTTATGTTGTTCTCACGAAGTAAGAGAAAAACTAAACAAGAAATATGGTATGAACTTGGTAATGTTTGAGACCACAAGTTTATATGGTAATACAAAAGGTGCCTCAATGTATGACGGTATGAAACCTATGTTAAGATATAAAGGTAATACAATGTCAGATTTTATTCCTATGTTGCACGGCAAACCATATCTTGACCTAGTAGAATATGTTGAAGATATAATTGGTAAAGGTCAGTTAGTAAAAGAAGGCGCTTCAAGTAGAAAACTTAAAATGACCACAGGTATTATTGGTCTAGTAAAAAAAGCCCTAGACGGAGACGATTTAGATAACTTTAAACTTACGATTGCAAATGCTAAAAATCTTACCGAACAAAAAAGATATTATGTATCAAACTATGGTATAGAGAACTATATAGATATTGTAAATGGTAAAACAAATGAGATTGTTAAAGCACAAAACTATGATAGATATTTTGACAATGAAATTATAGAATGGTGGCGTAAACTTGCTACTAAACGTTTCTATAAACTACAAGAAGAGAAGCGTTTACGAAGTGAATTAGAGGTATGGACTAAAGATAGTCAGATTGACATTATCAGATGAGGCTTGACAATTACAAACAAATAATGTATATTAGGAGAAATAATGAGTGATTTTTTAAAAGATATTATAAAAGAAACCGGTAATGAGTATGCCACATTGGCAAAAGACGGTGTTGCTGGAGGTGATGTTGGTTCGTTTATTGATACTGGCTCATACTCTTTCAATGCTTTATTATCCGGTTCTATTCACGGTGGCCTACCAGGCAATCGTATCACAGCAATTGCAGGTGAAGCTGCTACAGGTAAAACTTTCTTTGCGTTAGGTGTTGTTAAGTCCTTTTTAGAGGCAGACAAAGACGCAGGTGTAATCTACTTTGAATCAGAGAATGCTATATCAAGAGATATGGTTGAGAGTAGAGGTGTTGATAGTACAAGACTTGTTGTTATGCCAGTTGCAA